CAGTCTGAGAGTTTACGATTGTAAATACCTGTCTCTCGAAACTTATGAAACTTCTTGCTGGTGCGTTTCCTAAATAAGCCATCTATTTCTCCTATGAACTAATTGCGTCAACTGTGGACATCCAAACACTTAGTGAGCTTGCTGTATCCGATTTTGCTTTTACTATATCTCCACTTTGGATTACAAGTTTACTACCACCATCAATAAGTTCTAAAGATCCACCACTAACTATTGGGCAGTTCTTTATAATATAATGATCTTGTGATCCTCCAGTTACAGAAGAAGTTATAAATACCTCTGCTGTAATTGTTGATGTTGTTGTATTAGCAAGACGGATAGAAATTATAGCATCATTAGAGTTACTAGTATGAATAGTAGCTGCTGATGTTCCTACATCCTGATCGCCAAATCTTTTAAAGTCTTGAGCCATTTATCCTCCAATTAAAGGGCAATTGCCATTGCAACGGCAAAGCCTGCTGTTGCTCCAGCAGTTCCGCTAGATGCAGAGGTAACCCTACCTTTTGCATCCACTGTTACTGTTGAATTTGTATATGTTGCAGCTGTGACACCAGAGTTAGCTAGTGTTAGAGCTCCACCAGATGCTACTGTTGCATCACCTGATATTTTACTAAATGTATATGTAGGTATTCTTGAAACTTCTGATTTTCTCTCTGTTCCTCCAGCACCATCATCTACAATAATTAAATCTGCATCTGCTAAATCAGCACCAATATCTATAGCACCATCAATCTCTAAAGCACCTATATCAACTTTTCCTGCAGTTGATATGGTAGCTAGTTTCGTATCTACGATTGCAGCACTTGATTTAATATCTGCGTTTACAATATTTGTAATTGTATTGTTATCTGAATCTATTGATTTGTTTGTAACCGTAGCAGTTGATGTTGCTGAAAGTAAACGAGCATCTCCACCAGTGCTTGGTAAAGTAAGAACATTATTTGCAGACTCAGAGTGAGGTGCAGCAATAATAGTTTGTCCATGTGAATTAGCTTCACAGTTTAATACAATTTTACCTTGGTTAGTATTACCTTTTATAACAACTTTACCAGTACCGTTTGGTGCTAATTCTATATCTGCGTTTGATGTGGTAACAATATCATTTCCATTAACATCAAGATTACCACCTAATTGTGGAGTTGTATCCTCTACTAAATTAGATATTTCAGAACCTGATACAAGACCTGCTGTTAATGTGGATCTTGTAATTTTTTTAAGTCCACCACCTGAAGTATCTACTGCTAGTAGTACATCATCATTAGCCACCGTAGATATCTCTGATAACGAACCTACTGCTATTGAATTAAAATTAGTACCATCTGCAATCAATAAATTACCTGCAGTGTTAGTACCCATGACAATATCATCACCAGTTACAGTAAGATCTCCACCTACAACTACATCACTATTAAATGTTGCTTTACCTGCAGCACTACCATCAATGGTTAAAAAAGTTGTATCTGCACTTCCATCTGTTCCTTTGAATATTATATCTGTATCATTACCCTGTGCATCTATAGTAATATCTCCTGCTGTCGTAGTAATATTAACTGCAGCATCTCCTGCACTTAAATCATCAAACGCTGTAGATATTCCCTCTTGAAAATATGTTTTAAATGTAGAGGCACTTGTAACTCTCATAGTACCACCATCGTTATGTATGATACCATCTCCATCTGCTACCGCAGTAGTTCCAACTGTAGCACCACCATCTATTAGATTAATCTCCGCACCTGTAGCAGTAAGACTAGTTCCACCTAGACTTATAGCATCAGCTGCTAAACTATCAATATTTGCTGTACCATCTATAAATAAATCTTTAAACTCAAGAGAGGAAGTTCCTAAATCTATATCACTATCTATAATAGGTACAATTGCACCATCTTGTATTCTTATTTGCTGTACTGCAGCAGAAGATACTTCTACATAAAATTCTAAATGATTATTACTTGTATCTACAAATATTTTATTTAAAGCATCTGCATCTCTAAGAGTAGTTACAGGACCACCATCACCCGCAGTGCCATCGTGTGTATGACCTGTAGATGCATTAAATGCGGCTAATAACTGATTAAACTCATCATTAGAATGAGCAGCAGTTATAGTATCGCCTGATGTATATGTTGCTTGTCGTGCTGAATAGCCTGCCATTATCTTCTTCCTCCTGGGGTAAATTCTAGTTGAAATCCTTTTATAGAAAAGGCATCTGAACTATTTTGATCATCTATTTTTAATGCAACTGCAAATCCAGATCCTTCTACTGATTGTCTAATCAAAGGTATACCTGATGCATTATATGTTGCATTATTGTATTGGGCAACTCCATAAACTGCTGCACCTCCACCTGATGTTATAGATATTTTTTCTGGTTGAGGTGTATTCTGATCATCATAATCATATCTTATTGCAAGATCTGCTGTAACAGTTGTACCCTCTCCCTCATAGTTAAGATTAACTCTTTGCATGTATTTTCTAATACCTGGATCACCCATAACCATATCTGGTGATCTAAATACAGCTAATATAGTCTCATCAGTAGACCCATTAGCAAATGTATTTCCAGTTTCCATTTTATAAATGAATCCATCAAAACCACCAAAAACTTGTGTCTCAGTTCCACTGATAAAATCAGAATCTGTACATGCTGGTTTAATACCTATGATATCTGAATATTCAAAACCAATACCTCTAGTATTGGGATTAGTTTTTAATACTCCTATAATTCCTTTTGACGAACCTTGTGCACCACTAGTTGTAGGATAAAATAATCTATATTGAGATTTATCTCTTATAACTAATGATGATATTCTATTTAAACCTATATCATCAATTCTAGATTGTATCTGTCTAGATATAGATCCTAATTCAACGTCACCAATTCTAGCTGTACCAGCAATAGTTCTTAAACCATCTGGTGCTAAAAATATAACATCACCACCGATCTCCTGAATACTACCACCATCTCTACATCCAATATTTCTTGTAACTTCTTGTACAGCAAAATTACTAGATGATGTTCCTGTTAATTTATATATTCTATCCTCACAGAATACAATTAATTCATTTCTAAATACTTTTAATCCAACTACTGTTGAGTCAACTCTAAATGATCCTGCACCACTAGCTGATGTAAAATTATCTTCCTCAAATGGTACACTAAATATAACCTCTTGTGAGTTAGTTGCACCTGCATAAAACATATGATTTTGAAATGCTTTTACAAATTTAGGATTAGTGGGTGCTGTTCCTCCACCTGTCGCATTTACAACATCAACTGCAAAACTAGAATTGATAATCTGTGCAGGCGAATGTCCTGTTGCAATAACTAGTTTATCAGTTCCATTAAAATTAAATTTTTCAAAATCGTATGCTCTAGTTGATGTACCCAATCCAGTTGTTAAACTTGTAAAACTTCCTGAAGTTGTGCCTCTGTGTATATCACCACCTCTTGCAACAATAATTTGGCCATTAAATACTATAGAACAATCTACTATTTTACTAGTATTACTAGATCCTTCTGGAACTATATTTGTATTAAATAATGCAGTGCCTCCAACTCTTCTATAACCACCTTTTATATCAGGTTCAAAGTTTTGTAGTATAAGTGCTTCTCCAGGTGACATTGAAAAGACATCTTTATTAAGTGTCAGTCCTCCTGCACAACTCACTACAAATGGTGATATAAGATCCGTTGCTGGCATTTATTATTTTGTTTTATTAATTTTTCCACCAGTTTCTTTCATATACATATCAAACATTCTTCTAAGTTCAAACATGGATTCATCTGGAAATACTTCTTTTACATTATCTTCTTCTAATGCTTTTTTATATTTATTATATTTTGATAAATCAAAAACACCTGGCTCATATTTAGCTTGTAATTTTTCATCAGCTTTTTTTTCACCATCCATATTATCAGTGACTTTCATTCCATTTTTCTTTTTTTCTTCTTTTTCTCTAATCGCCATTATGCCATTCTACCTCCGATATTTGTAGCAATACTTTCAGATATTGCATCACTACGCATATAATCATTTTTGGTAGCGTAGTCTACTTTTAATAATTTAAGTTTTCTTTGAAAATCTCTATCTGCTAACTGTGCATGCTGTGGATCTGATCTTAGCATATATGTGTAGTATTTTGCTCTATCAACTATTAGTGTGCTAAATCTATCAGGTAAACTCATGTTATCACCGTGTGCAGATAAATCTGTATGTGTTTGATAATAATTATATCCTACACTATACTCATTAGTGTTTGGTCTTGGACTTACCCCAAATGATGTATAGTTTGGTAATATATAAACTCTTAATGGTGCTGAATAACTACCTTTGTTATTAGTATCATCAGTTGGTTTATATGCTTGTAGATAATTATCATAAGATATAAAAGTTAATTTTCTAGTAGCTATATCACTTCTAGATATTCTTACATAATCAACATCTAATTGAACACTAGGTGCTTCTACATAAATAAATGAAGTCTGTGCTGTAGCTGTAAATGTTGTCTGTAATATATTACCTTCTCTAAAATTAGTTACTGCAACTGTTTTATCTAAATTCTGTGTGCCACCTGCTGAAGTTCCAACTCTAACAATTAATGCAGTATTAGAACTGTTGGGACTTAAAACTCTAACTTGTAATTTGTATTCTTTATTGACTGTGGTATTAATAGCTTGATAAGCTGCTGCATCATTTAAATTTAATCTACCATTACCACTTGTAGTATGTGATGGTGATCCATCTCCAGTTGTCCAATTATTTATATTAGATTCAAATTCACCATTTGTAACTAATTCTTTTGGACCCATTGAGAACGAGTCCATATCTACTTTTCTTAAATCTGCAGGCAAATCGTACTCATTATCCCCAACAAATAAATCCTGTGTAGTTCTAGCATATAATAAAGGTATCTCCCCTGTCTCATTATAGATATCATGAACACCTTTATTTATAAAATCCTTTACAGCCGTCTGTATACCCCTACTAGAGGCAAACGTGCTAGAGGTTAATTCTGTCTCATTAAGTTCTCTAAGAACTCTATTTGTCAATGTTAGATAAGTGGTTGCCATTTATTTATTATAACTTTTATTATTAATTTGTCAAGTAAAAAATCAAGGGGGGATTACTCCCCCCAAGATATTAATTATTATGCAAATGTTACGTTCATTGAGTCTCCGTCAGCATCTGA